TAGTCAATAGAAGAGCGAGAGAAAAGATGATTTTCACTAAGGGCAACTATGGCAATTAATACATTCGCAACTCTAAAGACCGCAGTAGCAGACTTTCTTAACAGGGATGACCTAACTTCGGCTATTGAGAACTTCATTGCATTAGCAGAAGCACAGATTAACAGAGATGTACGTCATTGGAAGATGGAGAAACGCTCTAGTGGTGAACAGAGTGCAGGTGATGAATATTCACAAGTTCCTGCTGATTGGATGGAAACTATTAGATTCCACGTAACAGACAACGGAACATCTACACTTGATTTAATCTCAAGAGCATCTATGGCAGACAAACGTGCCTCTAATGAAGACGCTTCAGGAACACCAACACATTACACACACGCTGACGGTCAATTTCAGTTCTACCCAACACCGTCTGCTGAAGTTAATACAGAATTGCTTTACTATCCTAAGACGAAGGCTCTTAGTAGTAGTAACGCTGATAATTGGCTTTTACTAGAAGCACCTGATGTTTACCTCTATGGAGTGTTACTACATTCAGCACCGTATCTAGGCGAAGACGAGAGAGTTGCAGTTTGGGCGCAGATGTATTCTGCCTCTGTTGCACGATTAAACGAAGTATCTGAGAATGCTAGGTTTAGTGGCTCAGGATTAAAATTAAAAATAAGAGGATTAGGATAATGTCATTCACAAACTTTTTAGAAACAGAAATACTAGACCACGTATTTGCAGGTGCGGCTTATACTGCTCCTACAACTAAATACTTGGCTTTATACACAGCAGCCCCAGGCGAGACAGGTGGTGGTACAGAGTTATCAGGAAGCGGATATGCGCGTCAGACTGTAGCATTCACTACAGTAGGAAACACTACATCAAATAACGCATCAGTTGAATTTCCAACTGCATCAGGTTCATGGGGGTCAGTAACTCATGTTGGAGTATTCGATGCTTTAACATCAGGTAACTTAATGGCTTATGCAACACTAACAACAGCTAAGACTATTGACTCTGGCGATGTGTTCCGTATTCCAAATGCTGACTTAGATATTACGCTAGACTAATGTTATACAATCAGTGGAAATACAATAGGGCGAAGTATTCCACTGCTGACCTAGAAGACGGTACAGCACCAATAACTGCTACAAGTAGCGTAACTTGTAATGCTGTCCGTGAACGGTTTATAGAAGGACAAGCACAACTAACCGTAACAAGTACAATAATTGCTAACTCTATAAGATATAGAGAGTCAGGCTCGATAATTGCTACACAGTCTGTGACTGCAACAGTTGGTGCTAAAAACGCATCGGCTACATCGATAATAAATGCTACTTCTACTGTAACAGCGTTAGGTAATAGAGTGCAAAACGCTAGTGCTACCGTTAGTGTAAGTTCTAGTGTTGTTTCTTCCTCTAGTAAAGTTAGTCAGACAAGTGCTGTAATTTCATCTATAGCATCCATAGCATCTAATGCTACAGCACAATATACGAGTTCAGGCTCTGTTGTATCTACTGCAAATATTGATGCTATATGTAACAGAGTAATGACTTTCAGTGCTGTGACAACAGCCGTTTCTGTTACTGTAGCAATAGGAATAGAGAAGTGGGAGGATGTTACTGATACATCAGCTACTTGGACGCTAATACCTGAAACATCAAAAACTTGGACGGAAATAGCAGCATGAGTTTAATACCACTACAATTACAACCAGGCGTTCATAACAACGGAACAGATTTTGAATCATCTAATAGGTGGATAGACTCTAACCTAGTTCGTTGGCACGATGGCTCAATGCGTCCTGTGGGCGGTTGGGTTACTAGAAAGGCATCAGCATTCGCATCAGCACCAAGAGCAATGATTGCTTGGGTTGATAATACTTCGGGAACTAATTTAGTAGCAGGAAGTTACAACAAATTATATTATGTCAATCAGTCAAGCACTGTTTATGACATTACACCAGTAGGCTTAACATCAGGTAACTTGAATGCTGTGGTCAATACTTCATTTGGTGGTAGTTATTGGGGAACAGGTAACTATGGTACTGCAAGAACATCTACAGGTGTATATCAAGAGGCTACAACATGGTCATTAGACACATGGGGCGAGAACTTACTTGGATGTTCATCGGGTGATGGAAAGATTTATGAGTGGACATTAAGCACCTCTACAGTGCCAACAGCCTTATCAGGCGCTCCTGTTAATAATAAATCTGTAGTAGTTACAGAGGAAAGATTTGTGTTCGCCTTAGCAGCAGGTGGAAACCCACGTAAGGTTCAGTGGTCAGATAGAGAAGACAATACATCATGGACTCCAGCAGCAACTAATGAAGCAGGTGATATGGAGTTACAAACATCAGGTCAGATTATGTGTGGTGTGCGTATGCGTGGTAGGACTCTTATCTTGACAGATAACGATGCTCACATAGCAACATACCAAGGACCTCCGTTTGTTTACGGATTTGAGAGAGTTGGTACAGCGTGTGGTATTGCATCAAGAAAGTCTGCTGTGGCAGTAGATGAAGGTGCATTTTGGATGGGTCACAAGTCGTTCTTCACGTTTGATGGCTCAGTGGCAACAGAAATTAAGTGTGATGTGGTTGACTATGTGTTCGATGATATTAACCGAAATCAGATTAGCAAGGTAACTGCTGTACATAACTCACAGTTTGGTGAGATTTGGTGGTTCTATCCTTCAGGTTCTTCTACAGAGAACGATAGATATGTCGTATTAGATTACAAAGAAGGGCATTGGGCGGTAGGCGCATTAGGTAGAACAGCTTGTGTTGACAGAGGTGTGTTCGATAATCCTATTTGGTGTGATGCTAGTGGTAACTTGTACGAACAAGAGACAGGCATTAATCATGGTACATCAGTACCTTTTGCTGAATCAGGTCCTATTAGTATTGGCAACGGTGACACAGTTATGAGAGTTACAAATCTAATTCCTGACGAGAAAGTTCAGGGAGAGGTTAAGGTTTCATTCAAGACTAGGATGTACCCTAACGATACAGAGACTACTCACGGACCTTATACAATGAAAAATCCAACAGACGTTAGATTTACAGGTAGGCAAGTACGAATTAAAGTGGAAGGTAATGGTTATCATAATTGGCGTTCAGGCATCATGAGAATTGAAGCCAAAGCAGGTGGCACTAGATGAGCGCTCCTGTACCACCGCCTCCACTAGGACCTAATTGGTACAGTTGGGGTGAGAAACTAAACTCATTCCTTGTTCGTACTAGAGATGTATTAAGATTTAAGAATAGCAACGATTCAGCTGCTCAAGACGGTATTCTGATGTGGGATGCTGTAAATCAATGCCCTATTGTGTCAAAAAATGGCGCATGGGTTAAGATAAAACTAGACCCATGAATATTAAGGAAGATTTAATACGTTGTAGAGAGTGGATTCAGTCTGCATTAGACAAAGGCGGTGACACACATAGTTTTATTGATGTCGTTGACGGTGTGATGAGTGGTAATATGCAGTTATGGTCAGGGGTAAAAGGATGTGCTATTACGGAAATAGTAGTGTATCCTAATAAAAAAGTCCTTCACGTCTTCTTGGCAGGAGGAAAACTTGAACAGATAACAGATATGCACTCTGATGCAGTAAAATGGGCTAAGGCTCAAGGGTGCGATGGAATGACCTTATCAGGAAGAAAAGGTTGGAAGAAAATATTATATAAAGACGGTTGGAAAGAACAACAGGTCGTAATGGTAAAGGAGTTTTGATATGAGTGGTGGCGGTGGAAAAGGCGGTAGTCAAACGCAAAAGACAGAGATACCTGATTGGTTAAAAGAACCATCTATTAGGAATTTAGCACGAGCAGAAGAGACACAAAAGATAGGCTATATGCCTTGGCAAGGTCCTGATATGGCAGCCTTTAATCCTACTCAGACAGCAGCAATGCAACAGAATATCGGAGCAGCAGAGGCTTTTGGTTTAGCGCCTGTAGGTTCATTAACCCCATTACAAGGAATGCCAACACCAACTACCTTTGCAGGTGGAACTCAAGGCTATAGTGGAATGCCTTTGTATGAACAAGCATTAGCAGAGTTGAAAACGAAACAACCTGGTGATGTAGATAAATATAACAACTTATTTAGTTAGGAGTAGATTATGGCAGGTGGACCTCAAGCAGGTGGAATAGCACAAAACCCTAATATCAACCAAATGGCTGCTCAAGGAATTAAGGGCGCAGGAATAGGTACGGCACAAGGTATGGGATATAACCCTTCCGCTGTATCAGCAGGTCAACTAGCAACGACTAGCATGACACCTTACATGAACCCTTATACGACTGATGTAATTAAGGCGAATGAGGCTGACATCCTAAGAGGTGGCTCAATAGGTTTGAACGAATTAAACGCTCAAGCAGGTGCTGCAGGAGCATTCGGTGGTTCACGTCATGGTGTTGCAACGGGTGAGATGGGCAGAAACATTGTAGACCAACTTGCTCAATCATCAGCAGGTTTAAGACAACAAGGCTTCCAAAACGCACAAAACATGGCAATGTCAGATATTGGCAACAGAATGAATGCTGACCAATTCAATGTTACTTCAGGATTACAAGGTCAACAACAAAGATTAGGTGCAGCAGGTCAACTAGCAGACATCTCTAACTTAGGCTTCGGCATGGGTCAGACAGTCACTCAGAACCTTGCTTCACAAGGCGCTCAACAACAAGCGATGCAACAAGCACTTATTGATGCGGCTAAACAAAGATTTGGTGGCTACACAGGACAACCACAGAATACACTTGGTTACTTGTCTCAGGCTATCGGTGCATCACCTGTTCCACAAACACAAACAACAACCAAACAACCAGGTCTATTTGATTATCTGACGCTTGGTGCAAGTATGATGTAATGAGTTACTTAGAGCAAATATTAAAAGATGAAGA